AGAGCGAAGGGGGTCTGACATGATTGACTACAGCATAACCATAACTGACGATGATGGGGACAGTGTCACGCTATCCCATGACTTTGATGCCCCCAATCTTTTGATGTTGGAGGCCACCGGGCTTGTAGTATCTGATGAGCTTACGTTCACTAAAACCGTCATGGTCACCCTTAGCATGGCTCACATCCGCGCCATTCATAGGTTCTTGGACATGGCCTATGGAAATTACCTGTTGAACGGAACTGAGGAGGCAGCAAACGATGACTGATGAATCAAACTGGAAATTGGTTACCCCTAGCAAGAGGGGCTTTGCTGGGATGACCCCTGAGAAGCGCAAAGAGATCGCGACCAAAGGGGGCAAGTCTGTCCCCAAGGAAAAGCGGGCTTATTCGGTCAATAGAGATCTGGCAGCGGAATCTGGGAAAAAGGGCGGCAAAGCAGTGCGCCCAAGCAAGCGATCCTTCAGCATGGATCCAGCGCTGGCGTCCCGCGCTGGTAAGATTGGTGGCGCTAAGTCTGGGGGCAAGAAATGAGCAACATCGCACAAGAACTGCGCGAGTCAGCTAAGGCGACCTTCTATGATCCACTCAAGTCGGATCTAAACAGGGCTGCTGACTGCATCGAAAAGCTGGCGGCGGCGTTGTGGAGGATTTCAATTCATCCTGACCCATACCTATACAGCGATGAAATGGCGAAGATCGCTCGTGAAGCATTGGGTGAAACATGCTCAGACTAGCTGGCGCGGTCCTCTACTTCACCCTATTCGGCACGTTCATACTGTTCGCAGCCTTCTTCACCCCGCCAAGGAATAAGGGGCATCATTAGGCGCTCTGGTAGTGCGTTGCGCCTATGGGGCGGCACCGGGATTGACTCCTCCGGTGTCGCCTTTTTTATTTCACAACTCGCAGGAACGTGGGCTGGCCCCATGTGCGATGATGCTGGTCGTTCCAATCATCACCAGCCATCGACGGGATCATTACAGTGACGCGCCGCTTGTACTGGATCTCAAGCCTGTTTGCGAGATGATATGCCTTAGATTGCCCGGTGAAGTTGGTATCATTATCGCCAAAAATGGTCACATGCTCTGCCTTGGCGGGGGGAATCCATTTGGACAAAAGCGTCCCGTTCACGCAGGCCCAGACCGGCATATCGAACATGATTGCGGCGCTGATGGCGGTCTCGATACCCTCCGCGACACCCATCACAGCCTTCTCTGGACCCAGCCGGATCGCACACCCATCGGGGAGCTTTCCCTTCATCACCCGCTTTGCTACGTCTAAGTTAGCTTTCTGACCATCGAGGGTGAGCATGGTCAGATGCAGATTTACGGCTCTTTCACCTGCATGATCCGCGATCTTGCAGACCATGACCGGAGTCTCGCCCCAGAATGCCTCACGGATGGCCAGAGAAGGCCACAGACAGCCAACACGGGCCTCTAGGTACATGGCAGTAGGCCCAAGGAGTTTTGGGCTTCCTGAGGCTTCCCAGACGCTTTTCATCTTTTCGCGCTGGCGCATCTCCTCAACGTCACCCATCGGACCCCGATAGCTGTTGCTATGTCCAAGCATCTCTTCCACCTGGCTCGCTAGCTGCGCGAATGTCTGGCCGGTGACGCGCCCGGCAAGCCTAAACCCATCGCCCCCGCCACATGAATTGCAGATGAACCCACCCTCACCATGCTGGTCGTCCCAGCGGAAGCGATCAGCACCGCCACAGATAGGGCATGGGCCGTGCTTGTTGGTGAGATACTTGGCGTCCACCCCCAGCGCAGGCAAGATCTCTTTCCAGCGGCCCTTTGCAATCTCTCTGACGCTGGTCATTCTCCCGGCCCTTCTGGCATTGGCATCCAATAGCTTATTCCGGCGTTGCAGTGCCTATCACCATCCGCATCGCACCAATTATGTGTATCGTCCAACTCCCAACCGCCCCATATGACCTGATCTATCCGCAAACAGTCTGGGCCGGTAACAAGAATGTGGCGGTCTCTTGGCGCGGTCTCTATCGGCTGCCACAGGGGGCGCTTGCAACTGGCACAGATGTAGCGGCTCTCTTCGATGTTGCGCTCCCAACTGATGGAGCCGCAGTGGCACTTAGCTGGATCAGTCATCTTTCCCCTCCAATTTTTGATGGTCAAATTTTCCCAACGCATGATCGGCTTTTCTCATTGCTCCCCATAAAGTTCGCTCTTTACTTATTTTTTCCAACACCTCTTCCAGCTTCTCAATCCGGTCAGCAGCTTCTCGATGAAGCTTATCGCTTTCAAATTCAGATTGAGTTCCAGTGCCCCAAAGGGCAAATCTCATCATCCAAAATTCACGTAACCTTTGTGATAGATCGCTCATGCTGCCTTCTCCTTCGCTTTGGCTTTGCGGATGTTCCGTGCTGTGATCCAGTTCTGCACTTCATAGCTCATCATCACGGCGGGTCGGTCAATAAGAGAATGATCTGGACCCACCTTAAATTTGTCCTTGTAAGCCCAATAAGCCCAGCCAGGTTTGTACCCACGCAGATGGGCATGTAGCAAAAGCTGGCTGTACCAGTCCTGCTTCTCGCTCATAGTGAACTTTGGTTCTTTCACCTTCTTGTCACGGGTAAGCTCCAGCAACTCGCCATCCTGATTCTCGACCTCAGATTTGGCGACCGCCTCAAACCCACACGATGGGCATTTGCGGAGCTTGCGGGGCTTCAGGAACGCACACTGGGGGCATTCCTTGGGTAGCGGGGCTGTCTTCTCCGCTGCTTGGCGGTTGGCGGTCCCATCATGCAGCTTGTTTGTTCCTATGTCGGTTACGAAGCCCAGCCGCAGGGTTGTGTCACTGTGATCGAGAATCTTGCACATATCCTTGCCGTCAGCCGTCCTGAGCCCTCTGCCGATCATCTGGACATACAAGATCTCAGATTTAGTAGGCCGCGCCAGAATGATGCAGCGAACGTCCGCATCAAACCCAGTCGTTAGCACACCCACGTTGCAGATCACCTGAACGTCGCCATTCGTGAACCGGCGCACAATGTCGCCCCGATCCTCCAGATTGGTGTAGGCGTCCATGTACTCAGCCGCGACACCCGCAGACTTGAACTGTTCCTGAATGTGCTTGGCATGCACCCGGTTCACGGCGAAGCATATGGTGGATCTGTTCTCGCCGCGCTCCAACCATGTCGTCACGATGTCAGCGACCAGCGGGGCCTTGTCCATCGCATGGCCCAATCCCTTCAGATCGTAATCCCCGGCGACAGTCTTCACCCCCGCCAGATCAGGGTGAGCAGGAGCATAGCACCGGAAGTCCGACAGATGGCCAAGCTCGATCAGTTCCTGCAATGTCGAGCCGATGATGAGGTGATCCCAGCGACCTGGGGCGCCCATGCCCTTCGCCCAAGGCGTTGCGGTCAGACCGATGAACGGGACATGCACCCACTCAGGGCGGTTCATCCAATCATCGTACAGCTTGAACATGACATGACATTCATCTACGATGACCAGATCCGCTTTCGGTGGTTGTCTCCGCGCCAGGGTTTGAACTGAACAGACCTGGACGGGCTGATCATAGTCGGTCATCTCGTGCTGGCCCTGCATCACCCCGATCTCGAAGATCCCGTTCTGGCGGAATCGCTCCACCGTCTGATCGATCAGGCTCAGCGCAGGCACGGCGAAGATGATCCGCTTGCCCTTGTTGCGGGCCATGTTCACGATGGCGGCGGCGATCACAGTCTTGCCGGATCCGGTGGGGGACTGCACCACAGGCCTGCGCTTGCCGGTGCCTAGGGCTTGCCGCAGTTCATCGATTGCGCGTTGCTGGTAGCTTCTGAGTTCCATTGTTATGTTCCTGTTTCGCGTGGTTTATTGTATATATATTATATTAACTACATTCTCTGGCGCGGTTATAGTTACCTACAGACTGGTTCCACCTACTGATTAATGGCTAGAAGGTTATATGTGACTGGTGGGCACAACCCTTGTGACTCTGGGGCACAACCCTTGTGACTGACAGTCACAAGGGTAAGCTTTGGCTTGGCAGTCATATTTATGCGGTAGATATGACTGCGC